TAAAGAATCCAAATATCATATATATTATCCAGGATGTTGAGTTATATTATACTATCCTTATAGACATATTGCAACAGATCTGATAGTCATAAAAAATCCCGCTGTGTATTTAGCGGGATTTTGATAGCATTCGAATACTATTTTATTAGTATGCGATTTGGTTCTGCCCTATCGCTGTATAGCTGTCTACCTCTGCTACGTATTAGATCTGCTGAACCTTGTGGATCATCATTAAACATGGATTCAAGATCTTCTTTGGCAATACCATCAGCGACATCTATTGCATAGATCTCATAATGTCGTTGGGTATTAAACCGTGCCCTAAGTGTGAGACTTCCTAAGATGGCGCCTACCTTACTGGTCCTATTGGTCTCCACGCTTTTTAATGTGTTCCACATTTCTTCTTTTTCTATCTCAGTCACGTTGATGCAGGCTTCCAGTCCCGTTTGATCCCACGACAGTATATACGTATCGGACATATTAACTCCACGCTTTATATAAACCCACTATCATAATGACAGCGGAAATCAAATTGACTATTAATTGCGGGTTATTCTTGACACGAATGGCCCACCATAAAAATAATGACGCACCTATTAGGAAGGTCATGACGTTATAAGGATAAGTCGCAGGTCCAATGGAGTTTAGGGAGTGCCCTGCTACGATTAGCACTGCCCCGACCCACTGTATCACTTCATTGGATTTTTCTTTTGACATATTAATATTGGTTAAGCCCCGGACAAAGTTCTGCTATCAACTCACGCTCACGCTGATGTGCAGGCTTGCGTCCACGCACCACCTCGACAGGCATGATCTCAAAAGCTTCAGCACCATGCTTACGGATGCTGTTGCAAAGGTTCCAGCTCTTGTCTTCAGTAAGGGCGCGACGAACGTGCTTCTGGAGTCGTACCTTTAATGCCTTGTTGATCTGGCTACCACATACAGTGATGCCCATGTAGTATTCACCAGTCTGGGTGTTTGACAGCATATAAACTACATGCTTGGTATCTTGTCTGCGTTTTCTTTTATTCATACCACTATTATAGTGGAACAGCCATTTAATGTCAACCAAAAAAGAGTCATTAAGAATCAATGACTTAGCAAAAAACCTAGGTCAGCTAAGTCATTGATTCTAAAGAGATTACTTTTTAGCGAATTCTTTCTTAATATAATACTCGGTTACCTTCTGGGATATATAAGCCGGGATATTATTTACTGCTTCTTCTGTGAGAAATCGATATGGGGACTTACTCCAAGTCCTAAATTCAATAAATTTAAAGAACTCTTTCCTGTGTTCTTTATTATTTGCATTAAAGATAACAAAAGGGCGGGCAGTAGTTGAATATTTTAGCATATAATCTTTCTAATGTATGGTATCGGAATGGAATACTACGTTTTTAAAAATTTTCATAATCTTTTGGACATTAGTTGGTATCTTAAAATCCTCGGGATCATCGGGCATCATGGCTGCTTTTAATTTTCCTTTCTTATCAATTATAAAAATGTAATCATCTTCTTCGATCCCATCAAATAGATCTTCTTCTTGTTGTTCTTGTAGTTTTTGATCCATGATATTGCCTCTCTAATTGTTGGTAATACTTTTTACTCAGCTTACGTAATTTTACAACCACCGGGTGTTTATTGTCAAATAAACCGCAGTATAATTGGTAGATGAATACATCAGTTAATTTGGTAGGTTTCTTTGGTAAGGAATAGGCCATAGCCGTGGCCGCATTGAATGAGTATGCTTCGATCTCATCGTTCAGTCCAAAATATTCTTGTTGCTCTTTTACAGAAAGGTCCGGATCATCGCTGATATACTTGCGACAGTTACGATACTGTCTGCGCCTGTGCTGTTTCAAATGTACCATCTCATGACCCAAGGTATCCGCCAGTCTATAGACCATCCGCATCCAATGTTCATGGGTTAGATCCTCATTGCTCAGGGTGAAATATTTTTTTCGTTTAGGAAAGGCGATCTCAACTTCTATGGGTCTACGACCTTTACGGTCTAGATTGGGATCGTATTGTCCCGAAATGTTAAAATCATTACTTATAATTGAGAGAGTGTCTATGCTTACGATCTTACATTCCGGTATAGACACTGCTCTGTTTAACCTACTAACAATTTCTGGAGCGGATAAGATCTGCCCCTTAAGGCGCTGATAGACTTTTTCCAGCTTGTCCAGCAATTGATAGTAGTGCATCTTTACCTCATTTGAAAATTATAAACGCCATCAATACAGATTGTGCGATAAAGCCTGCTCCAATAGTAACAGTATTTAACTGATCTTTAAGAATAATAGATCGAGCGAACAGTAGTACTAGACCAGCCCATATAAACAGGATTACATCCACATTGGGAGTGCGATCGCTGAGCCCTGTTAGCACTGCTAATAGACTGGGAATAGTGGCACAGTGTAGCACTATGGCTGCTAACCAACCTAGAGTGTCTGCTGTCATCTTCTTAAAATGTTCCGTTAAGAATAATTTGATGCTTTCTAGATATTTCATGGCTATTCCTTATAAAAGATATGTTGACCGATTTTTGTGACCTTCTCTTTGCCCCATCGCGGATTTATATACTCCGCGTGATAATACATGGCCTGCGAAAGACTGGGTAATCTAAAATTCTCGAACAGGACCTTCTTGGCTACTTCTTCACTTTCTGCGTAGTGCTTGGACATGACTGGTTTGGTCTTCCAAGTGCCTTCACAGACCCAACTGAATTGACATATGATCTTTTCGTAGATTATATTTTTTTGGTAGACTACTCCGCAGATACCGTTACCGAATTTTCCAGATTCTACACGGTTAAGTGTGACCTGGGCCACTGCTACTTTTCCTTCGAATGGTTCAGTTGCCGCTTCCCAATATATGTTTTTGGTTAGGCAATCTAACTGCTTGGTCTTATCGGCTGCTGTTGGCTGGTATGAATTTTGTGCGGCAAGTTCCTGCCGTAATCCGTTCAGCTTATTTTGTGTTACCGTGATCATGGCCTGCATCACTATATAAAAACCTAAAATCAACATACAGGTCTTCGTAAGACTGATCATTCTGTCAAAATTCTCTGTTGACATTGTTGATATCATATCGTACCTCCTTTTTGTTTAGAGCGTAGTTTTATATACCGTATAAAAATGGTAGATAACTACTAAGTTAACTATATAACAGATACTATTATAGTGAATAGTTCGATTAAAATCAAGTTATATGAGCAGATAACTGGTTAGAGAATGTCTTTAACTGGCACTGCGGCTTGTGAGAAGATGCTGGAATTCTTACTTTCTCCCATGAGCGTTTTTACCAAATCTCCAGCTGGATTGTTGGTCGCCATGTTATACATCATGTAGTCTGTGGCTATATTCTGGCTGTCTTCGGCAAAGCTTGGTAAGCTAGACACGAAGCTTAGGATCGAAGTATTGTCATGGAACGACGAAACAGTAAAATTAGCCTTGTCGTAATTTTGTATTTCGTAACTTAATTTGGTACACATGGAAAGATAGTTGTCGTTGATCTGGCGCACTATGCGCGGAATATCGCCTGATGTGTCCGCTACCAAGGTACTTAATAATGCATAGTATTCGGTTATTTTAGAATTGAGCTGACTAGTCCACCAGTCTGGATTATTATTAGTCGCATTGATCTCTGCTTGGCTAGTAGGGAATTGAGCAGCATATCTGCTAATATCTGATAGCAGGGTGCGTATCTGTGGACCATAGGGTGTAGCGTATAATTGGGCTAATCCAGAGTCCACTCGGGTTAGGTCATCGATTAGATATCCTGACGCAGTTCCTATGATATTTAACACGTTAACAGGTTTGTTATCTACGGATAAGGGCAGTATACGTCTGAGATTGGCTATGATCTCAGGTGTTAGTAAACTAGTGGGAGTAGCTATATCTTCTACATTTGTGCCTGTCTCATCTTGGAGATTATCTATCAAGTTGGCTATGTCAGCACCAAGGGTCACTGTTATATTTGGGGATCTATCTACTAAATCTAACCCGACTTCTGCAAAGTTCTTAAAGACGCTGTCGTTAGGAAGACCTGCGGCTACTTCGATACTACAGTAATCCATTGGACTGATCATGTTAGGAATAGAGCTTTGTACCACATCCTGGATGGTCTTTAAGTCTGCTGGATTGGTTACCTTGCTTAGTGTTTCTGTTATGATTGCCGTGTATGCGCTATCATATATGTTTGCGAAATTTACTCCAGCTACATACAGAGTGTCGCTGATCTTACCAATCGAACCTAATCCCAATTTAATTAAGGTATTCACTACAGCGTTGGGTGTTCCAAACTTTCCAGTTGATATGCTCTCGGGCATAACACCTATGTTTCTAAATGCCTGTCGTAATGCCGCACCCTGCTTGTATTTGGCAAATCCCTGTGTGATAAGTTCTTTATAATTCTTAGCATTAAAGTAGGCCAAGTTGCGCTGTTCTGCCGTCTTTAATGACGCAAGATAGTTGTTACAGGTAGTAACCCACGAAATAGCTTGGTTAAAAGAGTTGATAAAGTAGAATGAGTCAAAGTAGTTACTGCCCGATAGTCTAGTTAACTGTAGATCCACATAGAATAAAAAGTTACCTTGTGTCTCTGTCAGACTAACGGGCATGACACCTGTTAGAGCTGGCATAGCACTATCCGCGCCAAAAGTACAGGTACGTGGATCTTTAAAGTACTGTCTCATATATCCTGTACAATAAGGAACCGCAATCTCTTCTGGCACCGAAACAGTAACCCATTGTAATTTACCATCTTCTTCATTGCGTTGTTGTATACGCTGATCGACCATTCTACCTGTTCTAACTACAGTATAGGAGCCTTTGTTTAATTGCATGGCTACCATATTGCCTTGAGCACTTAAGCTACCTTTGTATACTCCGCTAGAACCTAAGGTATCAACGACGAAAGATTGTGTGCCACCATTATATGCACCTGCATTAAAAGTTGATAGTGTGGCTTGTGATATCGGGCCGAGTCCGGCTGGACCATAATTAACTAGAGACATTTGTTTTTCCTTTAATCGCCCTGCGACGGAGTTTCGCGTTCATATTCTATATATTGTAGATTGTTATATCCAGTAGCAGGATTGAATACCAATTGCCATGATCCGCTACCTTGTGCCGTCGATCCGTTTTCTATAGGGCCACCGTAATAGGCAAAAGATCCTTCTGCCACCTGTGCAGTTTTGCCCACGTAGATCTTTTCATATCTGTCTACATCGTCAGGTCCGCAATCCTCTGCTTGTCTAATTAGATAAACATCATTACCGATAGACACATAAGCAATTCCTGTTATACCCGGGGCTATGTCCGGTTCTCTTGGGTTACCAGTGTGTAGATCGATAGTGGCCGGACTTAACGGGCTACTGTCAGCAAACGTCTTCATCTCCGTTAGGAAATTTTCGTTTGGGAATAAAGGAGGGCTATTGCCGTCTACCATGTAGCTAGATAGGGCTAACTGTAGTGCTGTTAGTCCCCCGGTAGTTATCGCAGGGGTAAAATTTAAATATACATTGGGTGTGGTCATTGATTATTCTTATGCAAATTTTGAGGCTATATTATCGACAGTGTTGACCATACTAATAATGCCAGCGATCTGATCAAATATACCACCAGCGATGATAACATCGTCGCTTGCCGTCATTACCTTGTCTAGACAGAGTCCATAGCAACCTTTGGTAATAGGATATATACCATTGATGGTAACTCCGGCGGGGAACGGAAAAGTTACGCCTTTACAATGAAGTTGGCATCCATATACAGGGCAACAAGGGTGTGGAGTATATACACAGCCCATTAGTGCCACTGGGCGACCGTTAACGGTAACATCAGGACTAAAGGGAAAGGTTAAAAGACCACCTTTTCCCAATATATCTCCTACTCTTGCTACTCCTGCCATGTTGCTGTTCCTTACGTGATAATGGAACCTTTACCACCAGTCTGTAACTGGATACCTGTCGTGGTCTGCAGATAATGGTCCTGTAGAGCTTTAATGGTTGGACTATGCATCATTACATGTTCGTTTTTCAGCTCTATATCTTTATTTATATCCGAGGAA